GGTATACTAATGGTGAAGAAGCAAATGTAGTTTTAACATTGAACTCACCTTGTGAATAGAAGTTTTCGGTATCTACATAGTATTGCTTACCATATTCTCTATTGTTTGCTTTTTGGAATTGTTGTGAAATATAATCACCATCCAATGTATCTCCAAAGTTTAATTTGTTTACAGCAAGATTGTTTGCAGGAATTGCTTCAATCTTTTTATCCAAATTAATATATCTGTTAAAATCTTTAACTTCACCTTGCTTATACCATTTATTAAATTCTTCAACGATAAACTCTCTTGGTTTAACTTTTGAAGGATATATTACTAAATTAAATTTCTTTTGTAAGCCTGTAATAAAATCAATCTGCTTAATACCTGTTGTTCCAAACGGCATATTAGCTGCGATATCCATTACCAAACCATCTCCACCCTGATTTACCTTTTTAACTTCTAAATAGGTATTGGATAGGTTATTGCCGGGGTTTAAGATAACTTGAAAATTACTACCTCCATAGTTATCATAATCTAAATAAAATTTATATTGTCCTGCTGGTAATAAAGCCGTATTAAATTCAGTCACTAACTGAAATCTTTCTGTTCTTGTTTGTGTTGCGTTATATGTTTGTATTTGTTGCATATAACGATTAAAGTTTACCAATACAGTCGTTGATACTAATGCAGCAGTAGTTGCATCTTTAACATGCAAATAGAAAGCTGGAACACCATTACCTACACCTGTTGATTTAACTTCAAAGTTTAGGGCTAAATCACCTCTTAAACGGCTAGCAAAATCCAATGTATATGTTCCATCAGATGTCATATTTCCACCAGGATTAGATTGTAAATTATACCAAGGAAATTGTAAATCTGTTGCAGCTGACATTGTAAAATCGGTTTGTGCAGCTCCACTAACAGGTGCTATTCTAAACAAACCATATGTTTCTAAATCTAAATTATTATATACAGGGTATCTTAACTGATTATTACATAACATATACACATTATCTAACCAAGGTTGTTCCCAAAATTCACCTGTGTATGTATATCCATAAGTGTCAAAAATTGCATCCCATACTTCTTTTATTCGTATTGCAGGTTTGAAATCTTGCACACATAATGCACCTTCGTTTGAGTCAATACCAAAGAATGCTTCTTCAGGAGTGAATTGTATTCTTTGTCCGTATTCTGCAAATGGATAAACAATACTTCCACTAAAAAGGCCACCATTCCAACTTGCAGATATATTTGCATATGAAGATGTGTGGTTAAATTGTGAAAGTGATGCAGTTAAATCGGTTAAGAAAAATCTGTTAATATCTCTTGCAAACGAAGATAATCCACCATATATTGTCACTTCATACGAGTCAATAAACTTATTTGCAATGATGTTTACCTTATTTAATTGTAGGTATCCACTTGCTAAATAGATACTATCAAAATCAATGTAGCAAGGAACTTTTGTATTTGTAGAGAATAAGTAAGGATTAGTTATACTAATATCATACACATGCTCAAAGAATGCATTATTCTTTTTAGTTCCAGGGACTGTAATTTGACGAGTGAAATCAGCAGGAAGCACACCAATATCAAATAGACCTGTCACATTATCTGATACGAATATTTCTTCATCATCAAATAAATCTAATTGTGTTCCATTTGCTATTAGCTTAAACGCAAATCCTTGTGTGCTAATTACTCCCATTAGATTATCAATTTATATGCTTGTCCCCAATTAAAGTCAAAACTATATTGTATTACTTTATCAACAACCCCAGTCTTAAATGTAATGGATGATGTATTAATTGTAATAGGTCTTAAATCATTAGCAGCTTCATCATATATCCAATATATTTCATCGGATACTAATAACTGCTTGAATATTTCGTTATATGCATCATCAACCCAATCGGTATTGACTGATATTGCTTGTTTGGAGTCAGAGATATAATTGAGAACCGAACTATCGTAGTTATTGTATTGCAATGTTGGTGATTGCCATGTTCCCAATTGCGGTTGATATGTTCTTCTTTCAGTATTAAATGATTGTCTATTCACCATATTGAAATTAAACCAATCAAATTGTCCGTATCTATTTTTCCATTTTATTCTTACATTAGGATATTTTTGATTACAAACAACATTGAATTTTATAGATTGTCCAATAGGTGCAGAACTACCTGAATAAGCTTGGACTGTAAACCAATCTAATCCAGTTGTTCCAAATGGAAATTCACTTTCTTGTGGCCCTATTGGATATTCATCTATTTGTAAACTTGATGAATTAGAGCCTGTTGCTGATAAAAGGTAAAATGCTGATGTTCCTAATGATGAATTGTAATAAATTCTATCAGGCAATGGTGTAGTTCCTGCATTACCAGTATATACACTTGCACTACCATAGTTTTCAACAAGGCATGATTGTGTTGCTGGTCCATCTGTCATTAGAGGCCAATAAGGTGTTTTATTAAATATTTGTTGCCCTATTGGTTCTTGGAATAAACCATATCCATCTAATGCTTTATATGTTTGTGATTTAACATGCGAACCTGTCACATAAGAACTACCACTATAATACTGATGATAAAAATCAACTGCAAAATACATTACATTTGATGTATTAACTTGTGCTAAATCAGTAAGTGTAGAGTTTATAATTCTATTTAAGTCAAAAATGCCTGAAAGAGATATATTAGGAAACTTCTGCATTGTATAATCAGAAGTGGAGCCAGAATTAGTTAAACTTCCAGTCCAATAATATAATTCACCTATGTATTGAAAATCATCATTCTGCAATAGGGCTGTATTAGTTTCGGTCACCGAAAATATAATTGGTGATTGTGCTAATGAAGCACTTGCAGGAGTTTGAAGTATAGAAATAGCCATGCTAATAAATCATTTCCTATTTAACCAACTAAAAGGGATTTGTAATTGATGGTTATCCTTTTCTTACTGCTTCTCTCAAATCAGTAGCAATAGATTTACCTAATGCCTTTGTATATTCTTTTATTGCTCTTTTAACTTCAGGTGATTTATATGCTTTTTCAGCATAATCAAATTCTTGTGGGTATCTTTTACGGATTGTTGCGGTGGTGCCTGTTCCGCTACCATATGGTTTATTCCAATACTTACCATATTTTGCTGCAGGTGGTGCAAAGAATAAAACTATTTGTGCATTACCATTCTTGTCAATCTTTGTCATTCGTTCAGGTGTGTTATAAGAACGAAGGGCATTACGAAGATTACCTGTATCTCTTGGTGCAATTTTAGACGCAACATTTCTGATGGTCTTTGCTACATTCTTTAAGGGAACAGATAAACTTTTAGCCATTAGCAAACAGGATTAGGATAGGAGCCTGATGGTAGTAAATCATACAAACATCTAGGTCTATCATTGTGAGTGACAAGTGTAAATGTTGCAACATGTCCTGCTAATCCGTTATTAAATCTTTCTACGAATGGTTCACATATAATCTCACCTTCAATGTCAAATGCTGATACTGAATATGCTGTATAAGATGTTAAATCGTTTATGATTGCAAGTGAGTTAGCAAGTATATCTACATAATCATCTACTCCATAAAAAGGAATAGTTTGCTCATTGTAATCAGTTTGTGATACATTCAATGGAGTGCCACTCTCATTGTTTTTATTCTTAATCTTGTCAGCAACAATCAATTGTATCTCATGTCTAGTCGTGCTATCACTAATTGTTGAAGATAAAATGTTTACATTACCCAATGGATACATAGGAAACTCTCTATCATCTACATCCTGAATATCACCCGTAGTCACTTTTGCTAATTGTGGGTGATTGTTCATTATAGTTTCAAAGTATTCTAACGCATTGTAATAAAGCGTATAGTTTACTCCCTGATTATATTGTAAATAGTTTGACATATTGCTTATAATTGAATACCTCCAAAATATTGGTTAGTTTGGTCAGGATAAATCTGTGTTTGGTTGCCAACTGATTGTAAATATTGTGGTAGTTCTTGTGAATATGAAATACAGAAATTCTGTAATCTCAATGCCCAATAGTCAGCATTTGTTCTTGCTTGTGCTTGAAGGTAATCTATTTCTCCTTTGGTTGGTGCAACACCTTGTTCACTTTGTTGCTTCACAGCACCATTTGATTTGAATTGTATTGAACTGAATGGAATATATTCTACACAACTATACCAAACCAAACAAGGTTTAACATAATCTTCCATCAACTCATAGTATCTACCTGTAAATGGATTACGAGCTTCTATTTCAGTTGCAAGATAATCATAAAGGACAGTTCCTAAAAGGTTTTTCATATACTTTATCTGTGCAGTATAAATAAAAGGTAATAATGCATCCGCATCTATTGCACCCTGTAAAGGTGTTGTTTTTATAATATCATTTCTTGATATGAATAATGCTATAGCCATATGTTTATTTTATTAAGGTTTCGTATTCTTTTTCAAAGTGTGCTGGCATTGTAAACCTTTCAATTGGCTCGTCAGGTTTAATTTCTTGCACATCTGCTGTTGTTTCATCTTCTGTTGTTGCAGGATTTTCCAATGCATCATTAGTTTCATCTTCTACTTGCTCTACTGTCTTACCAGTTTGTTCTGCTTGCTCTGATAGAATTGCTAATGGAGTTAATTGTTCAAAGTAAAGTTCAGTTTCCATACCATATCCACCTTCTTTTAGAATATAATTCATTGAGTTTAAGATAAGATTTTGGAATGGAGCAATGGTCATTGTTTGTAAGATACTAAACGCTGTTTTCATTTCTTCTGATTGAGAAGAGAAACCATTGTTTTGTGTTCTGATACCAAATAACAAAGGTGATGTCACTCTATGTGCTACAAGTATTCTATCCTGTGCATATTCTGCAACATACTGAAACTTCTCATGTAAGTTATCAATATTTACAACATCAATTGTCGGTTTTGTTGCTACATCATCATTGAAAGATAACATAAACTTGCCGGCGTTATTAGTGCCTGTAAACTTTGCGTATAGCAAATCTTCTATGGTTTGTCTCTCCTCTGGCGCTGGAACACCATTATTCATATTCAACATAACCATCGGCAAAAATCCGTTCTCTATGTTGTTAATATGCAAGTTTGATAATTCTGCTTCTACAAGTGAGAATTGCATTGCTGATACCCAATCAGGTAGAGAATAGTAATATAAATTTGGTGAATAGTTCTTTATCCAAAATATTTCCATCTTTTCTGATGATGTATTAAATGCAGGTATTTTCTTTTTATCTCTTACTTTTCTTTGGTCTGACCAATCTACACAATAGTAATAGTTTTGTATACGAGGATTATCATATATCTTTTCAGCACGCAGTGTTTGAACTGGCACGTGATACATCTTAATTATTTTAGTATGTTCATCGTTCCAATATATTTGCAACGCACCATTACCAAATAGTTTTAAGTCAAATGCTAAT